AGCTTGGAAGTGCGCCATTTAAGATTGATCACTTTCAGATTGCATGGGATCAAGCTAAGAGCAATTATCAAGACTCAATTGCTAAGATTGAGAGTGGAGTCCTGGCGCAGGAGCTTGCAGAAAAAGTCTTAGAACAAGATAAAGCAGAGCCTGACCCAGAAATTCTGGAAGAGGGTACAAACTTCCACAAGCTTCTCGAGTTCCTTACTCCAGACTCTAGCAATCAAGTAAAGCTACCCATGCCAAGCGAGCAAGAGCTCATGAATTGGTTGGGTGTGGATGAAGAGCATGCGAAAACACTACTGACTCGCACTAAAACAGTCTTGGACGCTCCAGAACTCCAGCGCTATCTGACATCAGGCGAATGGGTTCAAGCCTGGAATGAGCTTGATATCGCTAGCGAAGATGGCAAGAGCTATCGCATGGATCGCTTAGTGGAGCTAGACGATCATTTCGCCATCATCGATTACAAGCTCACGATTCCAGAGGTAGGTAGCGAGAAATATGAAAAGTATCGCAAGCAGTTGCAGGTCTACCAAGCTGAACTTGCGCGCATCCGAGAAGACAAGCCAAACAAGGCTTATTTGATTTCATCTAAGGGTGAGATAGTTGAAGTGAAGTAGCGCATAAGGCACTATCATTTAGGTATGGAACGCTTCCCCATCATTGTCGAATTCGTAGAGACTGCTCAGCCTTGGCTGTATCGCGCCAGCATTTATCTTTCAAATGCTTTTGCGGATGATCCAGCAATACTGGCATTTGTTTTTTGTTAAGAGTGAATGAGATCGGACAAGCCACCTACGGGTGGTTTTTTATTGCCTAAATTAAAACATTAGCTAAAAGCCATGCTCTGATAACGGCTGCGAGTTGAGCGTGTCGGTATCTGCTTGGGTGAACAGAATCAGCTGCATTTGTTTCGTAAATCTCAAACGTGTCGCCTGCGGCTGGTGCGCCTGTTAATGCAGTTACACCAAGCATTGGGTCGCCAGTTGTGAATAACGTGTAAGTTGAAGTGTTGTTGCTTTTTACGACCGCATACTGACCGCTTCTTGCGCCTGACGTTATTTTGATTGCACGTCCAATATTCTCGTGTGTCACAAGCGTTGTGCCAGTCGGCAAACTTGTCGCTGTCGGCGTACCAGTCAGAACAATTCCGCTTGCTATCGGCGCAGACGGTACAAGCCAGTAGCCGCCGTTAAGCGTCAAGACATTACTCGCGTTAACCTCAACAGATGCCGCTAAATCAACAAATGAATGAATTAAAGGACTTGGATTGCCAGTAATATCCGCCGCGCCAGAGCCGTCAACTGGACATCCTGCACGAACCCAATTATTAAAGCTGATGCGTTGTGCATCATACGGTTGCGGCGTTTGCCCTGCTATTGTTACACCTGCTGAAGTTAGGCTTGTACCGCGCGGCAAAATTGTCGTTGTGACGTATTTAACACCAAACCGTTTACAGATTGCAGCAAGTGCCAGTTTGTCGTTTGCTAATTGCTGCCAAGTGCGGCCGAGCGTAATGTCATTTGTTCCTAATTCATCAAATACCCAATCAGCGTAAGGAATGGATTTTAGTCTTGAACGACCACCGCCAATTGTTGTTGAGTGTAAAATTTCGCAAAGTGATGCACCAGGGAAGCTCCAATTTAGTGAATTAATCTCACCATCACTGTATGACTGCTCCCAACATCCGTACTCTTGACGATAATAAGGGGTTTGTTGACCAAAACCAGTCCCAGCAAAAATACTATCGCCCAAAACTAAAATTGACCGACCGCTTCTATCGTCACCAAGAATACATATCGGAGCAACTCCGTATGTAAAACTCGGCCCTGTCGCACTAAACGTATACGCGCCTGATGCCACATTTCTACCGTCTTGACTAGCTAAAGAGATATGAGTAGAGCAATCAGTGCTTTTTGCTGTAATCCGATTGCCGAAGTATGTTTTTCCTGCCGCAGGTGGCGTAATTGTCGTATCAACAGTTAAAGAGCCATCATCGACAAATCGTTTTGTAGGGCCATTGGTTCGCCCTAAATACTGTTTTGTGCCGCCCAAAGATGCTGAGCGGTAAATTGTATAGTAGTCAGCCGTTGCGCTTTTTGTGTCAACTATTGTGATAGCAACAGATAAATTAGCTGCGGCTGTAGTTGCTGTAAATTCGGCGGTAGGACTTGATTCATATCCTTGCATCGTGCGAGTAACAACATAATACCAAGGCTGAGCAGCTAACGCCCCACCCGCTATTGCTGCTGCTGTTGGCGTTCCTGACGGCAAGAAAGCAAACGTCTGATACATTCTGACAAAAAACGGCGTGAGTGCTGGAACTTGCATTCCGACCCCGTCACTCTGCACCATTCCGACCGACGATTCACTGACAATATTTAATTTTCCATTTCTCCCGTCAGCTACTGTTATTCCGTAAAGCTCATAATAAACCTGATTTATTGTTGTATGCCCAGACGCTTCCGCCTTTCCTGAGCCTGCTGTCACCAAAAATTGTGAGCTTACAAGGCAGGCTATTTTACTAATATCACTTACGGGCGTATAAGCAAAACGAGACGTGCCACCGATGTCAGATGTTAATGATTGCACAACCTCTGATAATCCAAAATTACGTCCCACAATTTTTAAGCCGTTTGCTGATGCTAAACCATCGTAATAAACAGCCATTTTTTTATTAAATGGTGTATCTAAAATTCCCATGCTGCCACCTCAAATAATAGTTATAACTGGTTGTGCTGTTACTGCGCCTTCTGCGTTCCGCGTAACTGCCGTTTGTGTAACTGTTTTCGTTACCCCGTCTAGTATATGCGTAGCGTGCCATGCGTCAATTGCGTTAAATGTTGCATTGATTGTATCAGTAGTAAAAGCACCTGTTGCGCCATCTGGCCACACAATAATCGCGCTAGTAATCACGTTATTGGCGTCTCGCGTTGCGGTTGTCACTGCAAACGCCTCAGCATACGCCCACCCCAAAAGCTGCTGATTGATACCGTTATTTGTTATTTTGTAAATAGTAAGACGTGTTGCGCCCAATCTATCAACAACGCTATCATCTGTACTATTTGCAATTGCAGCAATAGTATCTACATCAAGTTTTGCATTATCTAAATCTGCTACTGTAATTTGGGTCATAACACGTCCTCACGGCTTGGCACTGTCAGCAAGTCATCATTATAATAATTTGCATCGTAGTTAATAGCACTTACTTTAACATATGATTTGTCAGAGATATTAACTTCTTGCACTAAATAACTGTTAGCGCTTGATACGCTATCCGCACCAAAACTAAATATTGTTCTAACACCATTTGCGCCCCCATGTGTTGTGTTTATTGCCTCGCTTGGTGCATAGTCCAATACAACGCGGTCAGGATATGTTCCTGCTGTGCAACCAATTGACTCTAAAGAGCCGTCCCTTTTCATCAATAATATACTATGAGTTCCTACGCCCCAAACTAAATCGCGCGATAATCTCAATACTAAACCTAATTGGTCGGTAACCTCACCGTCTTGACTGTCAAAACGGGTATTATCGACAATATCAATACGCTGATTAGGCAACAATAAACGTCCGTCTGTGGTTGTTTCGGTCTCAATACTAATGCGTTGATATTTTAGTTTGTTGTATTCTCTAGCCGCTCTAATATAAGCAATCTCATACTCTCTAACACCAGTAAGTTCAATCTTTTTATAGTTTGTTGCTAGGCCGCTTAGTGGTAATTTAATCACTTCTTGAGCGTCTGTTACATTATCGTTATATGTTAGCTCAATGCCGTCATACTCTGCATCAGCTGTAAATCTACGACTAATCACATCAGAGCTAGGCTTTTTATTGCGATGCGTGAATAACGCGGTACTGCTTGTTTGTGGTTTATCAAATGTAAATCTAATCTTGCCGTTTTGACGATACGCAATACAAAAAACAGCGTTTGCAATGAGTCGCACCGTTTCTTCATAACTCACATTGTCGTTATCTAATGTGTAATGAAAAGACATAGGTTCAGTACCTAAACCAAAATAAGAGCCTATCTCGCCGTATCGCGCATAGATTTGTGCTAGGTCAATCGCTGTAATTGATTGTCTGCCAATGTATGGGTCTAGGGTAATCGCTGCGAGTATATCAACAAAAGACGTTGTTGCATTAATAGTGCCGCTTAATATACTTCCATCGCTATCTAATACACCGCTCCAAGATGTGCCGTTATATGTTGGCAACTTGCGCGTAACTAACGCATTAAACTTACGCTCTTTTAATGATAATGCGCGTTGAGTTGCTTTAGTCACTACTTGCACAGTCGTTACATTGCCAAAGTCATTATCAGTAATAAGTGTAACGGCACTTAAAGACTCGTATTTAATCTCATCGACAATATTACCACTAAACCCAAAATCATGGTTACTTGAACGCCTTACTCTAACCCGTGTAGCTCCTAACCACCCTGTTGTTATCTCTATTGTTTTTGCAACTTGGTCGGGTTTATTGCTTGTTAAACTGCCACTACTTGTATAAACGCTTCCCGTAGGTGTGCCACCTACTACTTGTTGATATTCAATTTCATAATCTACGGTTAAAAAATAACGTCCGTCATTATCTTGAGCATACAACCCTTGCTGCGCAATAATGTTTATCCAAAATTGCCACATATCCGCATCTTTAAGCGTTACCCAGTCTGTCCATTCAGGATTGCCCGTAGTTATGGTTAATGTTGCAGCTATAGGGGTAACGGTTGATGTTGACCATGTTGCGGTTGTTAATTCAAGATAACGCGTTGTACCACCACTAATTCCTTTGCTTTCGATTGTATAACTACCGTCATAAGTGCCTGTACCACTCACGCTAATTACATTACCAACCTCCACGTTATTATAAAACTCTTCTGTAATCTCAAAAATATAATCATGTGTTGCACTAACATCGGCAGCTTTAAAAAAAGAAAAATTATCAGAAACGGATAGCACAAATTGATTGTGAGCTTGTAAAACAGCACCATCTACGTTGTTGGATTTTCTGACTAAGTTTATATTTTCGCTGATTGCGCCACCAATAGTTAAAAAAGGACTGCCGCTATTTGGCGAAGTAAACGGATTATAAAATTCTGCTTTAGAGCCTGTAATGTCTGATACAAGAGTATCACCGTCTTTTACATCATCAATATCGTACCAACCACGGCCAATACACATATAGCTGTATTCATACTGCACATTATCAATGTATTTAGAGTAAACAGGTTGCAACAGGCTAGGATAAGAGCGTACAGTACCGTAAATATCTTCGATGCGTTGTAAAACTCTCGGCTCGTTTGTGCGTCCTGCAAGTGCATTATTTGCGCTTTGTTGTGTGCGGTTTTGTCCTGCATTTGGTAAATCAGGGATTAACTGTTGTACTAAATAATCAATACCACGCACTGAGACAGACCAAAACGGAAACAGCACATCAAGCGCACTTGCAGGGCTAATAAGCACAACATACTCGCCCGTATCACTCATTAGCGCATTTACATCTTTTGTTATATCTGTCTCATTGCTAGGTTGACCATTAAACACGGCAAAATTAACAAGTCTTTTTTTATTGTCTAGTATCCACTCGGCAACGCTAGAGTATTCGACAATCTCAGGCTCTGCATTTTTAAAAACATGGTCATAAATACTAATTTTTACAGTCATAACGATAATACTCAATAAGCCCATAATCATCGGCAATTTGCGCCAATGGCTGCCATATCACCATGTTTTTTAAGCTGTGCAATACACCATCATTATAAAACAATCCGCAATGTGTGACTTTTTTATTTTTACCAAGCAACACCACATCATAACTTGTCGCTGTATCTTGCTTAGTAAACCCGTGTTTATTGTTGTGCAATGCTAATCTAAACGCATTAGCCACATCGCGCATTGAGTCTGTTTTTGGTGTGTAATCATCAAGCGATAATCCTAGCTCGTTAATATAAACATCTGCCACTAACTGCCAACATGGCGGCCATTCGTAATGTTTGGCTAGGTATCGCTCAATCATAAAAAGCCTCTTAACATTGGGAATCTACCAAACATATAAAGTTCACCTGTCCGATTAACATTGAGCTTAGGCGCAATCGCTGACAGTGTGGCCACGCCTCGATTGTAGGTTATAGACTCTACTTGCAATACCTGCACCGCTTGAGGCTCTGTTAAATCATCAGACAAATAGGCGCGATAGGTTAAAAGTATTTTTTCGGTAGTCTCTAAAGGGATTCTGTCTAACTCTTTTCTTAGTAGGTTTTCGGGGTCGGTCGTGTCTATATTTATTGTAAACTTTTGGTCTAGGTTGTCGGGCGAACCTGCCAACGCTACTGTAAAGTTGGTTGAGCGCACACTTAACACATTATCATCTTCATCTACCACACCCCCATCGCTCGGCTCACGCCATAAATGATAGGTTTGTGTTAAATCAGA